ATTTACACCATAATAAAAGGAGAATAAAAATGGCTAAACTAAATGAACTTAATAACAGCAAAGGTCAGAGTATGATGGGTAGATCAGACATGAGTGCTCAGATGCCTACACCTACAAAGGATGCTATGGACATGAAACCTATGGCTCAAAGCCCTAGAGAAATGAAAATACGATCATCAGAAGACCAGAACCTATACGGTGGTGGTTACGTGAAGAAGTACGCTATGGGTGGTGGAGTACGTAAAGTTAGATATTAATGAATAGTTTTATTAATATCTCTTTGTAATTCTGCTGCAGCCATAACTAACATTTTAATCATAGCTACAATCATTGCTGTATTTGGGTAGTCTGGATTCCAGTTATCCATAGCTTCTTGAAACTCTTCAGGATCTATATTATCTTCTTCGATAACTATCCTGCCTTCTGTGTTTAAAAGTACAGAAAACCTAAACAGCAATGCTTCTTTCTTTTTACTCATTAGATATCTACCAACTCACACACACCAGCTGTACAGGCTAGCTCTTGTGATCCTTTCGTGTTATCTTCCTTCTCAAAATCCTGTAACTTACTCCAGTCTATACTCTTAGGCATCTCACTTTGTAACTTCTTATACTCAGCCTCCTCAATATCTTGATAGGGGGCTTGTTTGTATGTGTGATCTGAGAACGGTAAGAAGGACACGCCTGATAAGTAATCAAAGTTATCCCAACACCAGTTACCTACATTGACCCATTCCTGTTCCTTAACAGATATGGTAACAGATGGTTTATGTTCACACCAGTGGACAGCGTATGTTTTCCACATTTCTAGCTGTTCGATTGCTGTCATGCTAGTTCTAAACACGGCATCCTTTGCTGTCTTCATTGGAAACGCAAACACAGTAGTATGCTCAGGCTTCATAACATCAGGCTCATTAGGAATACCTTGTGACTTCATAAACTCTGTGAGTGGGTCTTTGTTATCACCCCTCACTGTTCTTACATAATACGGATTGTGTCTAGCGTGTATACCACTTGCACTATCTACTAGCTGACTGACTGTACCGGATGGTTTGACACAGGTGATTGCTGTAGATTGTGGGATGCCAAGTACACTTGACCACTCCTTGTTTACAGCCACAGCTTTCTCTTTCAACTTGTTCAATCTATCTACTAGTTTAGAATCATTCTTATTTAACAACGTGCTGTCCATGATACCTGTCAATGATACACCAAGTAATCTCTCCTCCTCTGTATTATCCTGCCATCTCTTACGCAGATAACCAAAGTTAGTTAGGGTTGCCTGCATAGTACCAAGTATCGTTGCGACTTCTACCTTATCCAACAACGTATCCATGCTGTCCATAGGTCTACAAACTACCTCGGTTAGGTTACAGAACTGGTTAGGTCTGAGTATAATCTCTGAACAAGGGTTCGTACTCGTACCGAAGTCGTAATCAGCATTACGCCTACCATTCTGTCTAGCTTTATCCTGTGCAGACACTCTGTTAAATATACCACGCTCTCCTGACTTACTCTCATACAGGGATAGCCATTCTTTCATAAAGATACCAGCATCAGGTTTTTCTGTATAGGCTACTGAGTTGTTAGCAAGGGCTCTCTCAGGATTAGTATCCCACCAAGCACCTGACTTAGCCATTCGTAATCTCTGGTCTGATAAGTTAGATAAGGATATCAAGGCTGACCTACGTACTCCACCGACAACCACAACTTCACCAGTCTTACAGACAATATCGTGACAGGTCATAGCATTTAGCTTGCTACCTTTGGAAGCTCTGAACTTCTCAATGGTAAAATCAAATAGGTTTACCAGAGGTTGTGGGCCACTAGCCCTCCCTCCAAATGTTTTAAGCCTCTCTCCGGCAGATCTTATCCTACTGACGTTTATCTTTGGTATTCTATTTGTATACAGGAACGATATCAAATCTCTAAACGCCCTAGCCCATCCTTCCTTAGAATCAGCTACAGATATAACATCTTCTGTATGTTCAAACTCTCTATCTGGTATGGTAGGTAGCTTATCTACATACTGTCTTTCAACAGAGAAGCCTACACCTGTACCATTCATTAGTATGTACAGCACTTCATCAAAAGAACGTGGGCTGTCTATAGGTATGTACGAACAGTTATAACCTGCTATGTTTTCTCTTCGTAGAGCATCTCCTGCTGTCATCAACGCTCTCATAGATGGCATGACTGAGGTGTTAAGAATTGCATTCTCAATCCTATCCCATGTACTATTCTCAAGTTTAACACCGATGTTTCTGTCTAGGTGGTCTGCAAAGAAATCTATAGATCTACCTCTATCCCATGTACTATTCTCAAGTTTAACACCGATGTTCCTGTCTAGATGGTCTGAAAAGAAATCAATAGATCTACCTACAGTTTCTGACCATGTTTCTCTTCTACCCTCATCAGGTTTCCACCTTGAGTATCGTGACATGTGTATAAATGACTGATACTCAGTCGGTAAAAAGTTATTCTTCGCCATATTCAATCTCCAAAATCATTTCTAAATAGTGTATTGCTTTGTGTATATCTTTTGCACCCTCACCTTTTCTCCTGTGCCTAGTAATGTATTTTAAAGCATTACCTTCACAGAAAGTTAGATTGTTTTCCATAATAAAATCAATAGGCTGTATTTTACAATCTTTGTAATGATTACCACCTATTTGTTTATTACGAGTAGCAAGTTTCTTTATGTCTGTTTTTTTAAATTCTTTATCTTTCACAGTCTCTCTAATTGCATCATCCATCATTCCCATCTTAATCATCCCTCTTTTCAGGCTCAAATTCAAAATGAACAACATTATCCTCAACAGGTTCTTGCTGCTCAATAACAAACGGCTGTTCTGTATCTGGTTTTTTAAGTTTTGTGTCTCTATATATAGCAAGTTGACCTTTCTCCAATAAATATTCTGGTTCATTTAAAATCATAGATGTAATACCTCTCATCACTACGTACCCATCTGTTATCTCTTTTGTTGTAGAACTATCATAGCACATAAAATCAGTAGATCCACCTTTTATATCTTTAACAATAACTACGTAACAATCTTTAGGTATTGTCTTACCAAACTCTTTAAATATCTCTGTGCTTTTATTCATCTAACCACTCCTTTGGCATATATTTATCACACCATTTAATTTCATACCTATCACACCATCTCCCATAAGTTGTTTTAGAACCCTTGTATAATTTATTATTAGCATTTAAGAACAGGAATCGAATGTCTACATCCGGATGCTGTTTTCTAATTAACAAATGCTTCCCTCTATCTGGTGCTGTAAACTGACCCTTGACCTCTATAAAAAATCCATACTTCTCTAGGTAGAAATCAGGCGTATACACACACTCTTTAATATACTCTATAGGATGTTTTTCATACTCATACTTTATCTTATTCTTAACCAATTGCTGTGCTACGGTCAGTTCAAAGTTAGACCTAAATCCGTGTGACTTCATGCTCATAAACTTCGTATGTCTTTCGGTGGGTACATATCAAATATCCTGCCTGCATCCTCACTGATAGTGTCCATCAGCTTAGGTGCTTTCCTCTCCATCTCATACAAAACATCCGTCCATTGTGTTATGAAAAAACAAACAAGAGCGTTCCTGTCTAGGTAACTCTTTAACTTATCTAAGTCTTCTCTAAATATAATTAACTTTTCTTCTTGGTGTACATCACTCCATAAGCCTGTATAGTTAGTTCCATACTTCTCTCCTAAGTTTATAAAACTAGAACGTACACGTATTGGTATCTTTTTAGAATGGTTTCGTATCTCTCGTATTATATCCGGCCCACCCATGCGATCTTCTGCTTCTGGATAGGAAAAATATACTTTATCATTCATAAATATATCATTCCTGTTGATGTCCGTCTGAAAATACAAAGCCATTATACTTCTCTTTTAACTAATTTACTATACCAAACAGTTCTTGGATACCTAGCCTTAGACCCTATCTTTTTGTGCAGTATAGCATCCGGCCAACACTTCCTTTTAAAATCACAGAAGCCACAGATGCTAGGCAGTAGCCTGTTACCTGTTTTCTTTTCATTCTTATTATCATCTTTGTATGTTTCTGTCGTATCAGAAAAACATCTTTTAAACTTCTCACCTTTTAACAGAGCGTTTAAATTATTCTTAGCAAGCTGTAGAAACTCTTTCCTATCTTCATCCTGTACAACAGGTGCTTCACATACGTTCCACTCTCCACTTGCTTTGTTAATAACAATCCACCCACCAAACTCTTTATTCTTAGATTCGCTGTATAGATAACCTTGTGTTATATAACCAAACGTATCATCTTCTTTAATTTTATTATAGCCACCCATCTCACCAAACTTATGTTCAAATGCATACGGACTAGCAGACTTGATGTCCCACACCTTACCATCAATAACGATATCTAACGTGCCGGACACCTCGTTCTTTCCTAATTTTAACTTGACTCTTTCTTGTTCGCCTTCTACGTTTACGCCTGCCGATTTAAGAATCAAGACAGAGATAGCTTCAACAAGGTCACCGAATATAAATCTAAGTAAATATAAATCTAAGTATAGCATTATACTCAATGTCTTTGTCTGCACCATCTCTCTCCATCTTCTGTTGACAAAGAGGTCTGCCCAGAGATGACATGCGAGGTCTCCATTTATCAGCGGAAGGACTGAATTGTTTATGGATAGAAGCCTCACACGCATCTCTAAACTCTTTGACGAGTTTTGGATCTAGCTCAACGCCCTCTTTCGAGACCTTGCTGAGAAAACCCTGAACCCTGTGGATGATTGCATTATTCATTTACAACTGTATCGAAGCCTTCTTTGTCTCCACGAGCACTACTATGTCTCTTCATAATAGACTCGTTATAGCCCTTTACAGTTTCCATAAATTGATGCATCAGCGTATCATCCTCTCCAGTCCAGTCAGCGATTTGCCCACGAGGCGTTAGCTCTGCTTGAAAATAGATGTTCCCACCTTTCTTTTTTCTTACAGAAGACAGCCCGATAGTCGTCAACCACATAGGTTGCTTTTGCTTATGCAGGCTCTTTAGGCAATCGCTTGCCGGAACGAAGTTAGCACCCTTAGCGTACCACACGCTAGGAATATCTTTAGCCTCTACAGCCTTGCCTTTCTTATCTTTAGCACCTTCTAAGGTTATCAAACCGTAGATGTTTTGGCTACACTTTACACTTTTTTGTAGCACCCACTCAGGGCTATCTTTAGGCATGGACTCTAGATCACTTGCGTTTAATCTACCACACTTCAAACCACCATCTGTATCATAGAACTCACTATTAAAAGATGGAGCTTGTACTGTCTGTACAGAAAAAGCACCTTCTTCATTATCCCATACTGAGTACGAATACGTTCTCATAAACGGTCTGATGACTGCCTTCTCTGCGTAGATTATACCATCATCAGTGTACAGACTAAAATGTCCACGAGGTAAAGCGTTTCCATCTTCGTCTTCGGCTGAGTGATTTATTGACAGACGTGACAACCCTTTACTAGTAGTTGGTGCGTCTGCTGACTGCCCTGTAAGTTTCATCATGTCGTCTACAGACATAGTTGAAATCTTATCAGGTAGATTTGTTTCCATTAATGTTTCGGTCATATGTTTAGAACTCCTTTCATGTCTAACCAGTTATTTCCTATTTTAATTTCGATTCCAATCGGCATATCATACTCGATATTATACCTCCGTATACATTCAGACTTTAGTGATAGCATTGCTGTCTTTAATATATCTACCGCTAGCTCCTTTTCGGAGGGATAGACATCAAGTACGATGGAATCGTGTACTGTATTACAAATTATAGTCTTCATATTATTATCTGTCAACAGTTTTTTTGTATAGATTAATGCAATAGGTAGCAAATCCGCTGTAGCAAAGCCTTGCACGGGGTAATTTTTTATTGACGTAGCGTTTGTAACCCCTCCATATCGCAATCTATATGTATTTTCAAAGGCATAATGTCGACCAGAAGGTAAATTTATTTGTTTTTCAGTTACAGCTTCGTTGCACAGATCCTCATGCCACTTGGTCACGCCTTTGTATTTATCTTTAAATGCTTTATAATATTGTACCTGTTTAGGAGTACCCATCATCCCTCCGTAGAGAGGTTTAAATGTATCTGCTTTTGCATCCTGTCTAGACACTCCTAGGATAGATGCTGTGTAGGCATGTACATCTATGTTATTACCTACATCTTCGTACACTTGCTTATCCTTAGAAAGAAATCCAGCAACCCTAAACTCTAGCTGTGAGTAATCACCCTCTAGCATATGTCCACCTTCCCATCTACTAATGACTACCTTACGTACAGGAAACGTGCCACTCCTAGGCATATTTTGAAAGTTAGGATTTCTAGAAGATAATCTACCCGTTGAAGTGACACATTGACTACCTTACGTACAGGAAACGTGCCACTCCTAGGCATATTTTGAAAGTTAGGATTTCTAGAAGATAGTCTACCAGTTGAAGTGACACATTGCATGTATTGTGGATGGATCTTGTCCTTACTGTCTAATCCTCTCTCTATACCATCTATAAAAGTTTTCAAGTATGTTTTGATAGCATTATACTTAGAGTAAGATTCCACGAAAATTTTTTGTTGAGGATTTGCTGATTTAACCAGTTTATCAATTGTGTGTTTATCAGTCTTAAAACCATGCACTGTGATATCTTCAACAGTATCAATATTCATTTTAAATCCAGCGATCTCTTTCTGTCTGATATATACAACACCTTTACCTCTACAGGCTTTGCACAGCCTACGTTGTTTACCAATAGTACCATCTTTTTTCAGTGCGAAGTAATGTCCTGATCCTCCACACTTATTGCAAGACTCCATTTTAGTTCTATACAGCAACTTAGTCATTTTAGCCAACGTCTGTCCTAATACTGTTGCTGTCATACGTTTAGGTCTCTTCTTCCTTCGTG